CAAGATCGTGGATCAACAGGTATAAATTCTCCATGCAATCGCATCATAGCTTCATCATTGCTGTTTTCTACACAGAGCTGAAGCATCAGCTTAAAGAGACGTTTCATACCACCCTCTGCGAGATTTCGAGCCATAACTTCGATCTGAGCTGATCCTTGTTGAGCTTGGAGTCTTGCCGCAGTTGCTGAAGTGTTCTGTAAGGCATCAGGATCAAGTCCTTGAGAAGCTTTTGACACTCCTGTCTTCGATTCTACAGTCATATCCATGTATTGAATTGCATCAAGTACCTGACCTGCAACGAATGGAGTAGCAATATCTACGAGAGCCTGTGGAGACTTCATTCTTACTAATGCACCAATCTCGTTGTTCATTAAATCGTCTACATTAACCTGTCCTTGAACATAGCCTTGTCTTGGGGAGTTAGTCAAGGCTACATTGTCCATTAAACCTCTTAACATCGCTGTAGAAGAGTCTTGATCATTCATAATGAGGTCTGCAACACTTCTACCGAAGAATGTGTGAGGCTCAGGATCGATTTCAAAAACTGCGAAAGGAATTTCACCCCAAGGTTCGCACTCAAGTAGTTTGTTGTCACCACCTGCAAGAAGCAAACGATACATTTGTGCAACACCAGTACCTTCTTTGTCCATTTTCATATAGGCTTCTGTTACTGCTACCTTCTTCATTGATAAATCTTGATGTGACTCCTCATCATCTTGCTCATACCCTTGCCTTTCAAACTCCTCTGCATCTGAAAATGAATCTTCTGCCCTTAGACCTGTAAGCTCTGATATTTCTTCAAAATCATAACCCATCTGCACGAGATCACTTACTCTCATATCTGTCCTATGAGCCACAACATAAGCATCCTCTACTGTCTTAGCATTGCGATCTACAAGAAATTCTTCAGGTGGTAGTGCTTCAATTTTCAACTCTCCCTTCTCTTTTTTATAGCTGATTTTCAAAGAATGATCAGGTTTTTCAACTTCAATACCATTTTCATCCATCTCCATGGTGACTTCAGTCGTATGTTCTATGACAGTAACATTAGGCTCATTGACAATCGCAGTCATCTCCTCTTCTGTTACATTTGAATAGGAAAATGTCTCAGCTTCTGTGTTGTCTTCCCACCAAATTTTCAATATGCCACATTTCTTTACTAATGCATCGTGTATGACATCGTTTAAAAGGCGATAGCCATTAAGTTCTGCAAATCTATAGTTGGCATACTTGGTAGCCATCTCAGCATTCTCGACATCTTCTTGGGAGGTCGGAACATACTCTACAGGGTTCTCTGTAGACAGGAAAACTCTCATTAAGCTTGGCTTGATCGCCCTGATCGTGTCTCTGACCTTTGTAGAGACAAGTTTTGATCTGCCATCCTCTTCTCCAATGTCTACCTCACCCTCAAAATATCTTTGAGACTTGATACGAGCTTCTGCTATTTCACTCTCTACGAAACTTATAGCACTTTGTACAGCATCAGATGCTATATCTTCGATTTCCTGTTCATCCATTGGTTTTAATTCTTTTGATGCCATTATTTACTCCATCCCTACGAGTTGTTTACCCATACCTGATGCCCATTGTAATAATCCATGTGCAGGATCGTATTCTTGAGATATATCTGATCCTCTGACTTTAGCTGTAGTCCTAGCTGTGACTTCAGTACCTTTTGTTATTACAGAATCCATTATTTTCTGAAGCATATTCATTGCATTATCGTCTACTAGAGCCTTCCTGACTAGCTCAGGATTTTGCTCAGTCACTAATTTAACATAAGCCATAGCTTCATCTTCAGGAATACCTCGATCTTTACCCCACTTCATTAAAGGTCTTACAATAGCCATTACCCAATCCCCACCTGCGGCTGATGTAGCAACATCTCTACCTGCCTCTGCTAATGGTGTTGACTGTGCCCCTGCCGATACAGGTATCTTACTTGTGGCATCGTCAGCTTGTGTTGCGATTCTTGCTTTTGTAACAATATCATCTACAGCTTCATCAGGGAATATCTTAGATATGACGCTGTACAACTGTTTGTTGTCTTTATGTATATTTCTCATAATAGCAAGACCATCTTTTGATTTAAGTTGAACCAATACCCCCTCCCTCAAACTTTGCAGTATCTGAGCTTGAGCTTTCTTCGTTGAAGCCTTGGAATATGATGTATGTTTTTCTATATTTCTAAGGATACTTGCAACATCTTCTGAACCCATGTTTAGTAATTTTCTACCTTGAAGGAAAGCTTCTCTTGAGGCTCTCAAAGTGTGTGCTTCTGCTCTTGTCTTTTTAAGTTTAGGTGAAAATTTATTGATCTGTGTTTTCAGTTTATGCATATTATTGCTTAGAACACCTGCTAAATCAAACTCTCCCCTTCTGAATAACTTGTCTTTTTGGTTTCTGATTGCTCTGTATATAAGTTCAGCATCAGCGAGGGTTGGCATTCTCGTGAGAATGATCTCACCTGTCTCATCGTCTATCTTATAGAAAGTTTTCTTGACAAGCTCATCACCTGCGATCATTTTATTGATCGTCTCAGCTCCACCTTCAAATCTTCTTATCGATTGTAAAAGAACATCGAGTGTAGCATCATCCAATTCTGTATTATTCTTCTTCAGTAGTTTGTTGTACTTGGCATTTTCTATAGCTCTAAATTCATCATCAGTTTGCTGATAGGCTTTAAGAAGGTCTTTCTTAGAAGTGCCTCTTCCAAGTGATTCTTGCATTACATCTTGCAATTCATCTCTTGTTTGTTTAGGTCTACTAACGATCCTATCTTCTATTATTTCACCTGCTTCATTGTAAACAGGAGCTTTTCCTTGTAATGTTTCTTTTAGTACAAGTGCAGGTTTTCCTGTTTCTGCCTTTGCAACAATTTGTTTGATCCAATATCTTAGTGATTCGTTTTCGACAATAATTTCACCATCGGCAACTTTTTGTATTAGCTCTTCTTCTGAGTAGCCAGTTTTCTTAACCATCCTGTTTAATTCTTTTCTGACAGCTAGACTCAACTTGTCATTCTTCGCTGATCTCAGTTTTTCCAGTTGTTTTGTTATGAAAGGACTAGCTATCTTACCTAATCCTGCAATCGTGCCACCTATAGTTGCTCCAAAACCAAAACCAGTAATCGCATCTGTAACCAATCCAGTTTTATCTGCACCTTCACCAAAAGCTTCTTTATCTGACACACCAACATTATAAACTGATGTCGCACCTCCTGATCTAGTAGCAGTCTGTACTAAACTCTGACCTGATTTACCTGCTGAAAAGATACTCTTTGACATTCGAGATATGTTTGATAATGCGGCAGTCCATCCTCCCGGACCTCCAAAGATAGAAAAAACTGTTGGTATAACTGCACCTGCCATCTCTGCCATTAGTGCCTTTCCACCATTTTCTTCAGCATATTCAGCCAATTTTTGTCTTATTTCATTACGAGCTGTTTTATAGTCCACTTCTCCACCTGAAAGCAATGACCTCGCATACCCCTCTATTTCATCTGCAAAACCAAAGGTTAATCCTTGTAATCCAAATCTACCTAATTGGCTAGACTGTTCTGCCATATCAGGATCAAAGTCATCTCTTATGTCGAGTTTTTCTAGCATAGAAGATTGACCACTTGAAAGTATGCCATCACTTGCAGAGAGGCGATCTGCTTGAAACTGATCAATAAGTTTTTGTTGATCTGACGATAGACTAGCCACTACTTACCCCTCGCATCAAAGAATGCTCTTCGCCATTCGTAGTCTGTGTCTTTATATGCTTCACGATCAATGCCTATGTTCATTAATGCTTCAATTTCATGTGGTTTTAGTTTTTCCCATACAACTGCATTGTGCTTTTTCTGTCTTTCAGCCATTTTAACAACAAATGTACTATATCGTTTATCACCACCAGTTAACAATTCAATTGCTTGATCAGTAAATTCTAGTGCTAGTTTTCTTCTAACTCTTATCTGCTCTAAGATCATTTCTCTTAGTTCATCAGGAGGTAAATTAAGATCAAGGTTAGTAGCCATTGCCATTTGCATCTCACGTTCTGACAATGCACCGAATGTGGCACTATTGATGACGCTGATACCTAGTTTGTTCGATATGCCTCTTAATAATGCTGTTCTATCGTCAATAGCAGGAAGTTTACTAGTTAAGTAACTTGATAATGCACCATCCTCGACATATTGTAGAGCTTGTTCAAACATCTGTATTTGACTAAATAAATCTTGTGCTTGATTTTGTGCTTCTATCCCCATTTTCATTGCTTTTTCTTTATCATTTTTAATTTCTAAAGCAACTCTTTCTCTTTCATCTTTTTGAGCAAGAGTTTCACCATATGAATCTAGCCATACTTTTGTAACTGTGCCATCTTTTTTATTGGTCTGTAGTTGATAGTGCTGTCCTTCTCTTGACTTACCAGTTTCAGGATCAATTTCGTCTTTACCTTGGTGTGTCATTATTTCACTCAGACCTAATGCATATTCCTTACCATCATCACCAGTAATTTCTGCGATGTCCAAGTAAGCTTTCCATACTTCAGTATTCATTGAAGGATCAGCTTCTAGTATGTCAGCCAAATCCATGAACTTTGCATTCTGCTCTGGTGTGAAGCTATCAGAATTTTTTCGTAATATTCTAAGCATTGAGGAAGTATCACCTAAAGATTTATCTTCTTGAGCATATCTCAACGCTTCTGCTACAGTTAATTGTTGTGTTGCAACTAAATCTGCTAGGTGTGGCTTACCCATTTTTTTAAGAGTAGTTACAGCATTTTTAATACCTGCATTTTTTGCCGATGCATCAATCGTACTTTGAAAAACTGTAGCCATAGTTGGATCAGGCTCTAATCTCATGGTATTGAAACCTTGTCCGAGCCTAGCAACCTGTTCAGGACTCATTCCTTGGAACAGTTGGTTGCTTATTCCACTAAACACACCACCTATGCCACCAAATTGTTGTTGAGGTGCTTGAGCTACTTGATTACTTACATTAGGATCAGTTAATTGTGCTTCCTGATCTTCGTCTTGTTGTAGAAGTCCTTTATTGCTCATCATGTTTTCACCAAACATACTTCCTAGTAGTAATCCACCTGCAAGTTGTCCTAATCCTAATGCCATATCTTAACTCCCTGTATAGCCACTTGCTGCAAGTGTTAGATAATCAAAGAGGCCGGGTTGCTTCGTCAGAGTCTGTGTCTGAGGAGTGCTTAAAGGTGTAGCATTTAATGCCTGAGTTAAATATCCTAAACCTGCGACAGGATGTCCTGTGTACTCCTTGTACTTCTGAGCTGATGCATCGAAGACTGCTTGTTGCAGAGCTTGTTGCATTGCACCTTGTTGTGCTAGATTCTGATTGACTGTCTGCCCCATTCCAAATCCGAGGTTTGATAGATTACCTAACTGACCTGCTGAAGCGAGTCTGTGACCTGCACCTTGAATATCTATTGCTTGGTTAGCTAATTGATCTTGTCGTGCGGCTTCTTGAGCCTGTGCAAAATTGGCTTGACGTAGACCTGCGGCTTGTTGCCCCATAATCTCACCTACTCCTCTACCTAATTCACTCATGGCAATACCATGTCTTGAACCACCAAATGCTTTAGCTTGTTGTGCCTGTGCTCCTAACTGGTCAAGTCCTATGTTCGCCCCTCTTAACACATCTGCTTGTTGAGCATCAATAACCTCTGTCGTGTAAGGATTCATGTAAGGTGCTAATTGTGCTTGAGATAATGCTCCCACAGATAATGGTGTGTAACCCATTCCTTGAGCAGTACCCATCCCTGCACCTTGAATACCTTGAGCGGCTAGGCTATTGATGTTTGGTGGTGTTGTTTGCCCACCGGGTGCTTGTCCTGCCATAACTATCTCCTATCGTTTTCTATCTGCCATTATTAACTTCCACCCTGCTTCTGATACTGGATGACTTACATTTCCATAACTACCTTTTACAAAACCCATATTTTTCTCTGTCGTTGCTTCATGTGGATTACCACCTTGTTGTGTTCTGTCAGCATGAAATTTTTGTACTGCTTTATTGTATTCATCTAGGTCATACGGGCCGCTCATTATCAAAGGTTCGTCATATACTACAGGTCGTGTTTTATTAACTCCTCCTACACTTGACGCACTTCCCATTCCTGTATTGTTATTTACCATTTTATCTAGAGTTTTTTTTTATAAATTGGTGACCATGCAGTAGACTCAGGTTTAACTGGTGGTGCTTTCACTATTGACTTGGCTGGATAGTTGTAATTTG